TTGGTAACAATGATAACAGACCTTTGTGAATTGCGTAGGGATTGTGTTGGTTTCGTATCTCCTTATCGAGGCGCAGTGGTTGGTGTTACATCATCCATTACTCAAACAGAAAATGTCAAGGATGCATTTGATAAATGTCCATCATCTTCATATATGGTATTCGACAGTGGATACAAGTACATGTATGATAAGTACAACGATGTGTATCGATTTGTTCCTTTGAACGGGGATACTGCTGGTCTTTGTGCATATACAGATATGGTTGCTGATCCTTGGTATTCACCTGCTGGTTATAATCGTGGCAATGTTCGCAGTGCAATTAAACTTGCATACAACCCACAGAAAGCAGATCGTGACATTCTTTATAAGGCTCGGATCAACCCAGTAGTTGATTTCCCCGGCCAAGGTGTTACACTCTTTGGTGATAAAACTGCTCTTTCTAAACCAAGTGCATTTGACCGCATTAACGTGCGCCGATTGTTCCTTGTTCTTGAAAAAGCAATCGCTACTGCTGCTAAGTTCCAACTCTTTGAGTTCAACGATGAATTCACACGGGCCCAGTTTCGTAATTTGGTAGAACCTTTCTTGCGGGATGTACAGGGTCGTAGAGGTATTTTCGACTTTAAGGTAGTTGCTGATTCAACTAATAATACTGGTGAGGTCATTGACCGTAACGAGTTTATTGGTGACATCTACATTAAACCAGCAAGGTCAATCAACTTTATTACACTAAACTTCATCGCCGTTCGAACTGGTGTTGCGTTTAGTGAGGTAGGAGGTTAATCATGGCTAATATAGATGACTTTAAAGCAAATCTAATCGGTGGTGGTGCAAGAGCCAACCAATTTAGGGTAACTATTACTCCACCATCAGGCATCGCAATCGGTCTTGATGCTCGTAGAACTTCGTTTCTAGTGAAGGCTGCAGCACTGCCAAGTCGTGCTATCACCGAAATTCCTTTGAAATTCCGTGGTCGTACAATCTACATGGCGGGTGATGCAGCTGAACCAGAAGCTTGGGAAGTTACATTTCTTAACGATACAGACTTTATGATTAAAACTGCAATTGAACTCTGGTCAAACGGTATCAATGATTTTGCTCTGAATACTGGTGTTGTTTCTCCCGGCGATTATCAGACAGACTTAACTGTTGAACAGTTAGATCGTGATGAAACAATTCTGAAGACTTATATCCTTAGAAATGCATGGCCAACGACAAGTGGTTCTGCAATTGATCTGAGCATGGATACTGAAAGTACAGTTGAAGAATTTACATGTTCTTGGAGATATCAACACTTTGAAGCTTCTGGCGTAAACTTCTAATTTGAACCTACTAAATAGACGGTAGGAGATAAAAATATTATGGCAGAATTATTCGGCTTTACGATACAAAAATCACAAAAGGATCAGGGGCTCAGTGGAAAAACTTTCACTGACCCCACTCCTGATGACGGCGCAATTGAGATTGCAGGCGGCGGGTTCTTTTCATCTGTACTAGATACGGATGGACGTGAACGCTCCGACATTGACCTTATTCGTCGATATAGAGATATTTCTATGCAATCGGAGTGTGATGCTGCGGTTGAAGATATTGTGAATGAAGGTATCATTTCAAATCTAAATGATATTCCAGTAAACATAGACTTAACTAATTTACCTTACAGCGATAAAATTAAGAAGCGTATTAGGACAGAATTTATGGAAGTCTTGCGTCTTCTCAATTTTAATGAGAAGGGTCATGATATCTTTCGTCGTTGGTATGTTGATGGTAGGTTATATTACCACAAAGTTATCGACAACAAAGACCCACAGAAGGGTTTATTACAACTAAGATTTATTGATCCAACTAAGATTCGTAAGGTTCGAGAAACAACAAAAGCTCCTAGCGTAGACCAGAATGGCGTCGAAATGGTCAGTAAGGTAGATGAGTATTTTATCTACAACGATAAGGGTTTTGCAAGCGTAGGTTCACAGGGTAGTAATCAGGGAATTAAAATTTCTGCGGATGCGATTGTCTATGTTCCATCAGGAATTCTCGATAGTAACACAGGTCGAGTTATATCTTATCTGCACAAAGCAATCAAACCAGTTAACCAATTGCGTATGATCGAGGATGCGATTGTTATCTATCGTATCTCTAGAGCGCCAGAACGTAGAATTTTCTACATTGATGTTGGTAATCTACCGAAGGTTAAAGCAGAACAATATCTAAAAGATGTAATGAACCGTTATCGTAACAAGTTAGTTTACGATGCAAGTACAGGTGAAATTCGGGATGACCGCAATCACATGTCTATGTTGGAAGACTTCTGGCTTCCTCGCCGAGAAGGTGGTAGAGGCACAGAGATTACAACACTTCCTGGCGGTTCTAATTTGGGAGAAATTGATGACATCGTATATTTCCAACGAAAACTATACCGTTCACTTAACGTGCCGATTTCAAGACTTGAAGCCGAAAACGGATTCAGTATGGGTAGAGCCTCAGAAATTACTAGAGATGAACTCAAATTTACTAAGTTCGTACAACGTATTCGTAAAAAATTCACCCCCTTATTTACTGACTTGCTCAAAACTAACTTACTCCTTAAAGGCGTAATCTCACCAGAAGATTGGCCTCGTATGCAAGAGCATATTCAGTATGACTTTATGGAAGATGGTCACTTTGCAGAGTTGAAGGATGCAGAACTTCTTAATGACCGTATCCAGACACTTGATAACATTCAGTCTTACATTGGAACATTCTTCAGTAAAGAATTTGTATTGAGGAAGGTATTAAATATGACTGATGCTGAGGTTGAAGAAATGCGAACTCAGATTGCTAAGGAACTTGAAACTGATCCATTGGATGGTGGTATTACTGTTCCAGATGGTGGCGATGGTGTGACACGTTATCCACAGGATGCTGCGGGTGGTATTGTTACTCCAGAAGATATGCCAGACTATGAAGAACCCGAAGAAGATAAACCAAGTGAAGGAGATAAATAATGAGTAAGGAATTTGTAGATGCTCTTGTAAATGGTAACAATCTAGAAGCAGAGAAGGCATTTAGTATTACAATGGCAGCTAGGGTTGGTGATGCGTTAGAAGTTAAACGCAGAGAGCTTGCTAATACCTTTGTTAAATCTCAGAAAGTAGAAGTTGATGAAACGGATTGAGGAAATCTATGAATCTACAGTTGTAGAGAGGGATGAGCACAAGAAATCTAAGCAATATAAGCGTCTTTCACCCAAAATGAAGGATGCCGTAGACGATTTGTTTAAGAAAATGGATGCGAAACCTTCAGATTTCCTAAATAGTTTCGAAACAACTATAACCGATGTATCTAAGAAATATAAAGTCCCTGAGAGGGAACTTCTTGGGTATTTTGAAAAAGAAATGTTAGCGATCTAGGAGAGATAGATGTCATTTGTAACAACAACATTAAGAGATACGATTGTGAATGCACCAGCTGCTGGTGGTATCGTAACGGTAAAGGTAATCTTTGATAATGATACTGCTGACAATCTCATTCTTAATGCAGACGACCCTGCTCTTTCTGGATTTGCAAACGGTTGTAAGTTAGACCTGTCCCGTGCTTGGTGGGCTCTTACTCAGGGTACTGCTGCTGCAAACACTGGTGATTTGATCATTAAGTTTATCGGCTCTTCGGACAATGTAGTTGCACTACAACTTGCTGGTACAGGACACTATGATGGTTCTGCTGGACTAATCAAGGGAACTGCAACAAATACGACTGCAACATCCTCTGATATCAACGGAGAAACAAGGGGTACTTCTGGGTTTGTTATTTTAGAATTTAAAAAAGACAACGCTTGGACGGCATAAGGATAAAACAATGAAACTATTTTCAGAGGCAGTCGAGGACGTAGAGTATATCTGCGAAGCAAAGGAAGACGGTAGTAAGAACTACAAGATTCGTGGTATCTTTATGCAGGCTGACATCAAGAACCGTAATGGTCGGGTGTATCCTATGGAAATACTCAACAAAGAAGTAACTAAATATAACAAGAACTTTATCAAAGAGAAACGTGCATTTGGCGAACTGGGACACCCAGATGGGCCCACAGTAAATCTGGAACGTGTATCACATATGATTACGTCTTTGGAGCCAGAAGGAAAGAATTTTATTGGAGAGGCGAAGATTATGTCTACGCCTATGGGTGAGATTGTGAAGAGTCTTATGGATGAAGGTGCAAAACTGGGCGTTTCCTCACGGGGAATGGGCAGTCTAGATCAAAAAGGTGGCGCAAACTATGTGCGGGACGACTTCTATCTCGCAACAGCAGCGGATATTGTTGCTGACCCCTCTGCACCAAATGCTTTCGTAGAAGGTATTATGGAAGGTAAAGAGTGGGTTTGGAACAACGGTGCGTTGTTGGAATCAGAAATGATGGAGATGAAAAAGAAGTTTGATGTTAAGGAACGTCAAAGAAACGCAACTAAAGAAGCATTAGCATTTGCTAAGTTTCTTAAAAGACTTTAATTTATAAATAATCATTACAAAGGTAAGGAGACACCCTATGTCAGAACTAGAACAAACAATCGAAGAGTTGGAAGCGGAAGTACTTGCTGAACTCGAAGAAGCGAGTGACCCCCAGACAAAGGGTGCTACTCCAGCCGAAGGTAAAAAGAAAATTGGAAATGAAACACCCAGCGGTGAAGTTGCCGACCTCGGTGGTGCTGATCCAGAAGCCAAAGTCGAGAAGGACGCCGATGAAGATCGTGAAGAGAAAGCGATTGGTAAGAAGGCCGCAGCTGCTGCAAAAGCAGTTGGTGGTGATGCACAACAGAAGGGCGCTGGTAAAGCAGACGGTCCTCAGAAACTTGCAGCTGGTCATGTACCAGACGGTGAAGTTGTTGCTGAGTCAAAGAAAATGACTAAGGCACAAGCTCTAGAGCAAATTGGAAAAATGAAGAAGAGCGACATCGAAGAGATGCTTGCTTCCCATGCATCCTCTCTTGCTGAAGCAGAAAATGCTGAGACAGAAGAAGAGTTGAAAAAACTCGAAGATGCCAAGGCAGAGATCGAAGAGAAGATCAAGTCTATTAATGTTGCGGAAGACGTTGCCGCTCTCGTTGATGGTGAAGACCTCTCTGAAGAGTTCAAAAACAAAGCAGCAACAATCTTTGAAGCTGCTGTTAAATCAAAGACCCGTGAGGAAATTGCTCGTATCCACGAAACAATGACTGGCGAGTTTGAAGTAAAACTGGAAGAGTCAGTTGATACTCTTACAGAAAAAGTAGATACTTATCTCAACTATGTTGTAGAGGAATGGACTAAAGAGAACGAGTTGGCAATTGAGCGTGGACTAAAGGGCGAGATTGCAGAAGACTTTATCTCTGGACTGAAACAGTTGTTTGAAGATCATTATATTGACGTGCCTGATGAGAAATATGACGTTCTCGAAGCACAGTCTGACAAAATTGCTGAACTAGAGGAAAAGGTTAATAGTGTTATGGAACAAAATATCGTTCTTTCCAATGTTAAGTCTGGTCTAGTTCGGGAACAGGTTATCTCCGAAGCTTGCGAAGAGTTGACCGATACCGAAATTGAAAAGTTCAAATCTCTCACTGAAGATATTGATTTTGCCGATGAAGAGTCCTTCAAAGCAAAACTTGATACCTTAAAGGAAAGTTACTTCCCAAAGACGATTGTTGAACAAACTTTTGATGATGAAGATGGTGGCACCGCACAGGACATTGATACGACTGAAGCTATGAGTGCTTATATGTCGGCAATCAGTCGTAACAAAGAGCGTGCCCAATAATATTATAAAAAACAGATGTAATTACAAAGGAGAAACAAATGTTTCAGACAGAACATCTACAAGAAAAGTGGCAGCCAGTCCTAGAACACCCCGATCTTCCACGGATTGAGGATTCTTATAAGCGGGCAGTTACTACTCTCATCTTAGAGAACCAAGAAAAAGCAATGCGTGAGGATCGTGGTTTCCTTACAGAGACAGCGCCAGTCAACAGCATGGGTGGTGGACAGATGGACACATGGGATCCAATTTTGATCTCATTGGTTCGTCGTGCAATGCCTAACCTCATTGCTTATGACGTTTGTGGTGTGCAGCCAATGACAGGTCCAACCGGACTTATCTTTGCTATGCGTTCCTCACTCGCCTCACAGGATGGTGCAGAAGCCCTCGTTGATGAGTC